CATCTCCATGAGTTCCATCTCATGGACGGTGCCCTTCAGTGCCGACGATAGCGGTTCGATGCTCACACCAAACCTGTTGAACGCGTCCTCTACACCGACGATCTTCGAGCCCTTCTCGGCCATGCCTATGATGGCCGCACCGATGCCGACCACAGAACCGATAATCGCCACACCGGTAGCGGCGATCATCAATCCCAGGCTCTTCGTGCTTGTATTGAGATCGTTAAACGCGGACTCGACGGACCCGACCTTGCCGCGCATCATCATCAGAGCGGTGGACATCCCGTCCTGCAGTTCCAGACGCCCGGTCAGGGTTCCGATATCAAGGCCCATGTTAAGGTTCCTTATACGCTTCCGCGATGGCCATCGTGATCGCCTTCATCCTCTGCCAGTCTTGTTGCACCGGCGGAGGCGGTGTATTGTCTCCGAACCTCAACACAACGTCGTCGAGCTTGAAACCATCTGGGTGCTTCTTTGTGTCACGGTTCATGTTGATGAACGCCTGCACAACAGACGCCGTCCTGTAGTCTTCCCGCTCCTCATCAAAGGGTTCTAGCTGTGCGTACACCAACCACTCCTGAAGCTGTTTCCCGGTCATCTCCCGAAGCATCTTGTCGACGTTAACGCGCCCGGTCTTGAGCGCCAGCCTATAGGCGAAGCGACGTAAGCCGCCTCGCACTAGCCGTTTTTTACGGCGTCGGCACCTACAGCCTCGTCGATGACCCTGTTCACGACCGCCACCACCTGGTCGTAAGGTGCGCCCGCCACGGTCGCCAACTCGGTCGCCAGCTTTTCGGCGACCAGGGTACGCACGGCCGCACTCAGTGCCTTCTTCGCGGCGTCCCCCATGCCGTTCAACTTAAGGATGGCTGCCACAAGGCGCTCACACGTCTTCTGGCTCCGCGTCTTCCACCGCTGGAGGTCCACCGGCCAATTGCCCAGTCGTTCACCCTTCTCGTTGACAATGCTCTCGATGATGAGTCGGAGTCCTGCGTTCTTCTTCGCCGGTGTATTCTGTGCCTCTTGGAACTCGATCATCTTGCCGGCGTCGATGGACCCGATGCGCACGGTGCCCCCGAAGGCCGCCACCTCGTCAAACTCAATGTCGTCGGCGGACAGCATTTCCTCGACCGTCAGTACCTTTTTGATTGCCACTACGTCGCCCATTACACACCCCATTCAAAGGTTGGCCGGGCGGGATCCGGCCTGATTGACAATCAACAGCACCCCGTATGCTGCGATCTTCTTACGCCATACCGCTGAAGATGAACGCGTTCGTCAGCTTGATCGTGATGTCGGCCGCCAACGACCCGTCGACCGGGGCCTTCGGCGCGATGTTGGTCACGAACCCGCTGCAGTACCAGCTCGACCCGTCCGGGTAGATACCCTGGTACAGATCCTTTGAGCCATCGACCCAGGCCTTTGTGAGACCCGCCGACGTGCCGTGCGAGGCGTCGCCGCTGGGCAGGAAGTTGATGCCGAACGTCAGGTCGCCCTTGCGGCGGATGCCGATCGTGTAGGAGTCGTCCGCGTCGTTCTGGTTCGACGTATCGAACGTGTTGCGGGACAATGCTGGCATCGTGATGTCGCGCTGTTCACCAATCGTGGTGCCGTTGCGCTTGATCAGCGTGCCGTGAGACGTGATTGCTGCACTCATGCTGCTCTCCTTGCGGTGCTACCGCTCTACGACGGACGCTTGATCGCCGTCACTGTTTAGACCCTAGCTAGGTCTCTTGAAGCCACTGATGTTAAAAGAGTACTGTGCTCGGCTCAGTGCGTCCACGCCGAGCACATCCGACGGTTCTTGCAACATTACGAGATCCCGGTACCACGTACCACTCAGTGTCTGATTCCGCACACCGATCAGTGCGTCATACGCTTGTCGTGCGAATACCTCTGCGGTGACCGAGTCCGTAGCGATGGCCACGAGCTGCATACTTGGTCGCTGGTACGCTGCTGCTGCCGTCACATTCTGTGTACGCTCCGGTCCCGATCCACCCGTGTCCCGCAGATGCAAGTAAGGACCGGTTCCGGACGGAATAACGGCCTTCGATCCACGGAAGATGCTTCCGACTGGCATCCCCTGTGTCACCAAGTACGCCTTGATCTCCTCGGAGAATGTACTCATCCCAGATTCTCCTTGATCCGCTCCGCAATCCGCGCGCCCATCGACGGCAACGATTCCATCAACACCGATTCCAGGTACTTCGCCTGACCGACGTTGTGGTGATAATCTAGGTTCTCATGCTGCACAATCGCGTACGCCTGGGCGGCGCCCCCGTACACCAAATCGACGTGCATCTTGGCGCCCTCCACCACTACAGGTTCCACGTGGCCACTCGCACGCAAGGTGCCGCCCACGTGGTCCACGCGGTCGCCCACGGTGGGGGAGTAAACCGGGCACCTCTTTTTCGATTCGGTCATCTCGACCTCCGCCTCGATGCGCAAGGCCTGTGCCTGTGCCCGGACCAAGGCCAACGCGTGTTCCTGAAGCCGGCGCTTCATATTGTCGGCGCCCCGGAGGACAAACCCACTATCCATTGGTGCAGCCTCCAGCTATGGCGGCCATCGGCAGCAGCTCGCCGTTATCATAAGCTTCGCCCAGGGCACCGCCCACCATTTCTGCTACGGTCTTGGGTGGCTGCACCACCACCGTTGGGTACAGCGCCGCCGTGAGTGCAGAGTTGAATGCCTCGCCAATAACGGGCCACCGAAACCGCTCTTCACCCGCCAGGGCCAGACCCGCGCGCCTGCACCGTTCCCACACCTGGCCGTGCTTGGATTCGTACAGGGCGTCCAGCGCGGCCAGAGTGGCCTCCTTGTCCGCTATGCCCCCAATGACATTGATCTTGTTGGGGGTGCATGCGAGCGTCGTACACGGCACCAACATCGCGGCGTCCGCCGCCCACTCACCATAGGCCGCCCAGTCGGGCAGTATCTGCGGTATACCAGCGGCCATCATTTCCAGTGCCGGGAGCCCCATACCTTCGCCCTGCGTCGTACTGAGACCTACGTCGAAGCTGTTGTAGATGGTATTCAGCCGCTCCTCCGTATCCCCGTGCCCGATCTCCGGTTCGGAGATAAGCATGTGACGTGCAATCCCGTAGTAGTGTGCCAACTGCCGTACGTCATACCCCTGCTCCCCTGTGGGGGCCATGTGGAAGAAGAAGTAAGCGTCCTCGATGTGGCGTGATTTGATCCACTCGGCGAAGTACATCACACTGAGATCCAGGCGCTTCCGGGGTTGATTCCGGTTGACGTTCCCGATGATGAACGCGTTATCCAGGTACTTCGGGAGATCCAGCGTACGGCGGGCTACATGCCTCGGTATGGGGTGATAGATGTCTAGGTCCACACCCAGCGGCACAACCGCTGACGCGCCGGTGTAGCCGCCCAGACGGGCCTCCTGCTCCCCGAACTGCGTCCAGAAGATGGCTAACGCCAGGCCGTTCATGCCGCGACCGGCGCAGTTCTTACCGTCCACGGCTACGGCACCCACCATCGGCACGTTTCCGGCCACTTTGAGATAGTGCGGAAAATTCCACGGATCTTGCTGGACAACGATGACATCGGGGCGAACCTTGTCGATCAGTTCCTTGACGCGACTCAACCCGAACAGGTCACCGCCCCGCCCACGCGCCGGGTAGATCGGGTACGAATACGGATGGGGGTCCCCGTCGTAGTTAATACCCAGTACCGATACGTTCCAGGACTTGCGAAGCACGTCGAGCGTGTAGTGGGTCGCCCGTGCGAACCCGGTAGATACGGCGGCATCAGCGATCCAGAGAAGATTACGCATGGGTCACCTCGCACTGGCAACCCAGCACCCATACACCGAAACGAATTATTCGCGTGGCTACCCATGCACGGATCCTGAACCGCCGAATCCCGATAACTTTCACTCGGATTTTCACATCTCTCAGCACCCTGTCGACACCGACGTACGCATCGCTACGCATCGCTCACACCTCTATGAATGATCGTGGTTGGTAACAGAGCCGCGAGGCCGCAGTCTGAAAGGCCTGGCGACGGCGACGTCGCGGAGGTGTGGCACGACGCCCCCTGTGCGGCCAGTAAACTGATGCGGCGCTCGCGGCTCAACTTAAACATTGTGACCTAGCAAGGCTATGACTTCCGGTCGCCACACGTAGTCCTCGGCGGCCCACTTCGAGCTCTCTAAAAAAGCACAATCACCACCTACATGGTGTCCCCATATCCCTAACTTCGGCGGGTCGTTCGGCGTCAAGAAACAGGGAGTACCTAGTCCTCCGCACCTGATAACAGGTTCCTGCCACAGTACCAACCCGCAGGGGAACCGCATGCGGAAGATCGCGGGGCGCCCTGGTGTTCTAACCATGACGTCTTCCATCAGCGCCCGCGTACCCGGCACATACACATCGTCGTCGTCGATATGAGCAATGTATGTACCACGCGCCATCGGCATCGCGTAATTCCGTTCAGTGTGACCGTAATCTCCACCCGGTGCACACGGAATACACCGCACCTGCGGCCCCGTGGCCCGCACTGGGTTCCCCACCACAAGCACCTCATCGCCGGGCCACCGCTCAACGGACGCAAGTGTAGCACCCAACGATGGCCGTCCGATTGTGGCAATGATGAAGCTCACGTTCATCGCACGTGCTCCCACTCATCGCGAGGTAACTGGCTCCACTTACTCACGTAATTACCGTGTGCCAGTGCGAACCGTCGGTGGTGAGCCAACCACTCTTCCTGCGTGTACGCCGCGGGTGTCCGGCTCTGGTGATGCACGGTCCCGCACTTCACGACGCTGTCAGCCACGTCAGCCAGCCTCATGCGGTGCAGGTAATCCATGTCCTCGAAGTACCCGTACCCCGGCGAGATGGCTTCGTCGAATAACCCTACTTTCTGAATGCAGGAGGCGCGCAGAAGGAAGCACGAGAACCCGTAGGTACAGCTCACGAAATCCGCCGGATCCGCCAACATCACCGCGATAGACTCGGGTGCGAACTCAATATCATCGTTGGTGATTATGCGGTCCTCACCGACGTTATTGATGAACCAGTTCCAGGACTCGGCCACACCGAGGGGGCGGTTCGGGTTCAGGACGACCACGCCCTTCACGGTGTCCGCAATCGCATCGGCGATCTTGTCTTTGTCCAGTCCGTTGTTGATGACATAGACCGCATCAGGTACGACGGTGCTGTGCTGGAGCGACAGTAATAGCGCTCGAAGCATATCGTAGCGGTTGAGCACCATCGTGCAGATATTGATCACGCGAGCACCCCCAGACGTGCCTCGTGCGCAGCGTAGAGCGGAACGTAATCGACGTCCTGCTGCAAGATGCCAGAGAACGAGGGTCGTTGCACGGCCACAAACGGGTGGACCAGCACGCAACGCATCCCGCAGTCACGCCCAAGAGACCAGTCGTATGGCTGGACGGCGTTCAACGCCTTCTCGTATCCGAATCGGAAATAAACAAGACAGTGCGCACTATGGAACGCGCTGACCTCGATCATACCGTCACGCACCTTGCGTTCATCATAGGTCCGCGTGCAGCCCCCAGCCATCACGTCGTACCCGTGCGACTGTGCCCAGTCAGCGTCAGCACACCACTGATCCCAAGAGAAATGATGGGTGAAATTACAATCGTCTTCCATCACGAACACACGATCTACACCATCATGCGCAGCCCGTCTGACGATTGCCTTGTGTCCGTCTAAACATCCGTCCTCACCCTTTGGCGTACGCACGCCAGTATGAATGATCGGATCTGGCACGACGTTCAGGAGTCCTCTGATGTCCCGATTCAGGTGCGGACAGTAGAGCACGACGGACCTCATTGGTACTCCATCATGATTGCAACCTGGCGCCCCTGCGAGTAGTTCACAGCAGATCCTTCAGTGCACTAGGCACAGCAAAGATCACATCACCGATCACGCTCACGGTCATGCCTCCTGGAAGCGCTCGCCAAACATCATCCATTGTGGGCCACTGCCCCGGATCCAGTGGAGGAAACAGATCATCAACACCTGTTCTGGAAAAGATGCGTGCGTCGTCGATGAAGATGATGTCCTCATCCGACAGAGACGCCAATTCCTCCAGCAGTGGACACTGATCCTGCTCGCCATCAGTGCCCGCACCAGACCAGTGCCCGTCGAGGTAGCATACCTTCCGCTGCCCTCGGAGGGTACGAACGATTTCTGGCAGCACACGCCGCGAGTTACCTGAATGAAAGACGACGTTCGTCAAGTGCGCGAGACGTGCGGCCGTCTCTCGATGCCGGACCTCTCCGACTTCAATGGTATGCACCGTATCGAAATGATCAGCCGCCCACGCTGCGGTCGCACCATGAAACGTACCGGTCTCCACGAACGCGGTGGCTCCGTATGCTTTTGCCAACTTCAGCACAAGATCGGCGGGGAATGGTGTGAGTCCCATCAGCTTGCTCCAATCCCCTGATGGGAATACTGAATACCGGGCATCTGGCGAACGCACTCGGGTACCATGAACGCCTTCACGCCGATGTACCGGATTGTGTGGTCGCCCCACCGATGCGCCTGAATGCCGCCCGCGGCATCGATGGCCCGATAGAACGCCTGGTATACATCACCGCGGAACCAAGGCGTGTAGCACACCTCAAAGTTCGTGTAGTAGAGTCTGCCTTCAGGGATGTTCTCCGTAGCAATACCAAACTGCCGAACTGTGTCCCACAGTCCCGTTACGAACTCCGGGTGATCGACAATCGCATCGTTCAGGAACCCGTAGTGCACCCCGTTGGCCTCCGCGAACTCGAATAGATCGTACGCGATGGGGGCCAGGAGGAACGAATCGGTATCGAGACGGCAGTAATGAGCGTATTCCACGAGCGCAGGATGCTTGAAAATCTCGCCCGCAAAGAAACGACACATGTGGTTATAGCCGGTGCCGTTTGGATACGACGAGAAGTCCATGGATATGAACGTCACGGGTACCGCCGTAGCCAAACACGCCTTCATATCGTCGGTCAGCCCCGCCTCGTGAAACAGCAGAACGGGCGTCGGAAACCGATTTAGGTAGTACATCTTCAGCAGTGCCAGGCTTGTGACGCCGTCTGCAACAGCCCGCGCTGTGTGGTTCACGAGGTAGACGAAGCAACCGGGCTTCATCGTGCCTCCATTACGAGCGGAAACTCTTGGTGTACGCTCTCAACGCCCGTGATGCCAGCGAGCGCGATCTGCTTACCGCCCTCCCACTCTACCAGCATCTGACCCGGAGTCATGGCCATCGCACAGCGGTTGACCCAATCCGACTGTACCGTGTTCCACGGGATGTTCACCACACTGGAGTGCTCAAAACAGGCCCCCGTGCGCGGCAGAAAGCGCGGCAAGAACTGTTGAAGCTCCGCCTCCAACGTGTTCGGGGAACGGAACACGCACGAGGCCACCATCTCACGCATTTCCGTAGCATCAAACACGTGGCCATCCACCGACAGTGGGTACCCCCATGCCAGCACACCGTCTTGCCACCACCACCGCTGCAGCCCATCACCATCCGAATCTAATCGGGGTAGGGGTTGTGGTGCATCACCAGATGCATAGTTACGGATCAAGTTCAGTCCGTGCCGTAGACTAAATCCAGGTTCCTCTGGAATCTTGCACGCGCCCACGAACACCTGGTCGTCAACGAAAAACACTACGTTGCCGTCGCGTGGAATCAGGCCAAGGACATCGGACTTGAACGAGGATGACTGCGAATGAGAATGCGCCGCACGGTGCCGATCAAACACTTCCGCGTAGGCCGCACGGTGCCGATCCGTCGTCGCCGTCCACAACACGTTGACAAGTGGCTGTGATGACACCCACATTTCATACGATCGCAAGAATGCATCAAGCTGCATCGCACGGTCCTTAGAGAACACGATCACGGTCATGCTGAGCACCATAAGGTAGCCAACAGTGTCGCAACGGCCGCTCTCGGATCCCGCCAGAGACCGTGTTTGATCGCAGCCCACCACAAGCGGAGCCAGATCATCGCTTCACTCCCCAGATCAACCGTGTACACGCAGGGTCCGTCCCTGGCGTCGCCTTGCGTTCAAACTGCTGCCCGTGATCTGCTTCGAACTCGTCCCATGCCGGCGTCACGCCCCAGCGTGGATCATCATAATCGTCGCCAGCGATGAGTCCGCCGACGCGTAGATAGGGCCACCACAAGTCAAGGTCTGACCGACAGCCCTCTTTGGTGTGATCGGCATCGATGTAGAGGTAGTCGATGGTGCTGTGCGACTGTGGAACGGCATGGTTGTCGCCCCACCACCGCACCGCATCGTCGGTTCGGCTTCGCTCCAACCACACGGTGTCCGCCACACCTGCCTCGCGTACGTTGCGTGCGCAGTCCTCCACGGACACATCACCGTCCCACATGTCGATCCCGTACACGACACCACCCCACTGGCGCACGACCCGCGCCACGGCAATGGCCGAACCGCCACGGTGTGACCCGAGTTCAACACAGACCACGGGTCGGTGCACGTCAAGCAGTGCAAGTATCTGCTCACCGTGCCAGAACCAATGCTGGCCGTTCGGCTCACACGCCGGCAGTCCGATCAGTTCTGATCTCATCCGATGTACACCTGTGTCGTAACCTGTCGTCCTGTACCCGCGTCGGCGAATCCGCCGACGTTCAGAACCGGTCCCGTCGTGCCATCCTGCAGCGTGAACCGATCCTCAGTCATCACGCCACGGTTACCTGTCGCGGCATCCAGGGCCACCACGTCAAGCAACGTGATCGTCGCGCGACTCGCGTCCAGAATTCCCTGGGCGTTCCGTACCTGCTGAACCTTACTGTCCACGATCGCCCTGAGACTGATAATGCCCTCGGCGTACGCACGAGCGCCCTGGTCATCGAGGCCCGTACAGCGCTCGAAGCCGACCGTGCACTGCAGAGGGCGCGTCACCTTGTCCGCGATGCGTACGCCCGAGCGGAGAACGGTCAGGAGGCTCATATTGCCCACCGCACTGGAATGCGAATCCCAAACAGCCTCGCACGTAGCGGTCCAGTTCCGTAGCACACCTCCCATCCGCCGTGTACAGATGGAATAAAGCCACTCACGAATGTAGGCCGGTACAGTGTGATATGTCGTCTAATGAATGACATTAAATCACCTCGAACTGAGCCTGCCACACCGGTTCGATAGCCTCCGGTGCGAGCCAGGATGTCGGAAGCAGGTTATACACGGCGTCTGGTATAACCTGCGTCGCGATAGCGTCCTTGAAACCGAGGCTGACACTTCCTGCCCTGATCGACGTAATACCCTGGACAACGACGTCGTTGTCCAGCGTACGGTCACCCGCTAACAGCTGCCCCGCCAGTTCAGCCTGGGCGTACTTCAATTCATCGGGGATCACCGTCGGATCGATAGCAAAGCCATTCGCACTGTACATGCCTGTACGGGGCCACGCCATACGCTGTGTGGACGTCGCCGGAGCGCCCGTCCACTGACGGCGCACCCGGTAGTAGGCGCCCATGCTGCCACTTGCTGGAAAGAACGTCTTGAAGGGCTGTGCTAGGGAATCAAGTGTGCGCGCCGCCATGATGATCGCGGCGTCCTGACCACTGGCCAACCACGGCGGATTCAGCGGAAGTCGTGTGTCAAAGTAGTCATTACACTCACTATAAGTGCAATAGCTATTCGCCAGCGGACTCGCAGGTGTAGCGATTATGGTAACAGGCACATCACACCCCGATGAAAAGGTATGCCGTCTCTCCGGCTGCCACGCCTGAACCCGGCGTTCAGTGGACCACTACTTCTTCGGTGCGGTGCCCGCCCCCGGTGCACCCGCGGGATCCCCCTTCGTGCCCGTCCCCAGGCCGCCCGGTGCGGGTTTCGGGACGCTGGTGCCTGTATCCTGGTAGGGACCCCCCTCGCGGGTCGGGTGCTGATCGGGTCGCGGGTCATTGACTGGCGGCATTGTTCTCTCCTCGCGTAAGTGCCCGCTGTTCCCCGTGAGGGGCGTTATTGCCCCGTGAGGGGCCTTGCGCGGGCGGGTGAACTACTTCGTCTCGACGGTGGTCGTGGTCGTCTTCGTGACGACGGGCGGAACGTGCGGGAAGACGCCGTGGCGCACACCACTCGACGTGGTGAGCACAACCGCGCCCTTCACGCCGTAGGGCAGTGCGCCCCGGATCTTCGTGTCCGTCCAGCTCGTCGTCGGGATGGGGCGGCCACCGATGGTCAGCAATCCACTGCCCCCGAATCCGACGCCGTTGATGTTGAAGGCGCTGCCCCCCGCACCCACGATGACGACGGCTTCCGCATTCACGTGCGCGGCCTTCGCAACCTGGTCGGCCGCGATCTGAGCCTCGACCTTCTTGTCCGCTGCTTCCTTCGCCCTGTATTCCTCAGGTGTCATTGCTCTGTCTCCGTTTCGGTGGAGGCCGGTGCCGGCCCCTTGGCTGCGGCACGGGCCGCTAGTTCTTGCTCCATGCGTTCACACTCAGCGAGAAGGCGTGTGTACTCGGCCTTGTGACGTTCGCGAGTGGCTTTGGCGGCGGCGTTTCGTTGTGCTCGGCGCTCCTCGTCGCCCCATGCAGCCTTACCCGATACGCTCTGTAGAGCACGCGTCTCGTCGGAAACCTCGGGCAGCACCCGGACAATTCCTTGCTCTTTTTCTTGCGCAAGGCGCGCCAGATGACTGGCACTCATCTGAGCCCGAGTATCATCCGTGTGGTGCTTGCCAAGATTTGCGCGTCCGATTGCTGCACTGTGCCCCGACGCAATCGCAGCATCCGATAACTTCTTGTGGTACTCGGAAGAATCGTATTTGCCCTCGGCCCACGCACGCGCCCTGGCCTCGGCCATCGCACGCTTAGTCTCCTCGGACTTCTTACGTCCCCTCGTCGTTTTGCCCTGCTTAACTCGTGCTTCTACAGAACGAGGAACACCAATCATTCGTTCTCTCGACGCCGCACCAACACGCGCACGAACCTCGGGAGTCCATCCATCACGCATCGCGATCTTACTCTCCCTCGTATGCGGCCCATTTGACCCGCCCCATCCGCCCGCATTCTCGTTGGTCAGGCGGTGTCCGTGCCCACGGAGCGTGAGAATCCAGTGCGTCTCCCGTGCACCGAGGGCCACCCGGTCCGTTCCCGGAGGATTCTCCTCTAGGATCGTCACCAGGTAATCACGGCCCTCGGCCTGGATCTTGCGAATCCACCTGATCTGGTGGGTGTCTTTCGTTGTGGCCTTACGAGCAGCACGTGCGTGGTCGTAAGGGCGAGTGGCACGGCTCGGCGCCATCCCGACGTACCTGATGTGCCCGATGTCATCGGGGTCGACCAGTCCGTATACGAATGGCGCGTAAGCCGTGCTCATGTACGTGCTACGCTTTTGACCCTATGCAAATCCCGCTGCCTCCGTCATAGTCAGAACGGATTCGCGGGATCAGTACGGCGAGCACCATCCAGAAAAGTTGGAATCCATCCAATGATGTCCACGGAATCACCGTGGGCTGCTGTCCGACAACGGCCTCGATGACATCCGAAGTCATCTGGACCATCGCACACTGCACGCCGGTTGCTGCACCGGGCATGCGATCCGCGATCGTGATCTTGAGGCCGCGTCCGCCGACCGTGATCCCCTCCAGTCGACGACGAATCGTGTCGCTGGAGTAGGTCTTGAAGTCGCCTTCCAGCAGGTTGGCGGCGGCGGTGCCAACGTACAGGTTGTAGGGGCCGTACTTCTTGTCACCCTGCAACGTGGCGATCATGCCGAGAATGTCGTTGACGACGGCGGGTCCGGTGGTGCCCACCGTATTCGTGCCCGTCCAGTCAACCGACAGCGCCTTCGTGTTCGCGTTCGGGGCGGTCAACAGACCGGGCACGGTGCCCGTGATGACCGTGCCATCGGATGCGGTTCCGGCGTTGACCTGGAGCGCCTGCCCGTCAAGCGTGGTCGCACCATTGATGAACGCGTCCTCGATGGACTCGTTCACCCTGCGCGTCGCCTGCTTGATCAGCGAGGTATCCAGGGGGGTCCCCACGCGCTGCGACATCTTCAGCGTGCGGATGCCGATGCTGAAGTCGTCGGTCGTGAGGTAGATGGGCAGCCGGTGCACGGTGCGCAACGGCATCTGGTTCTCGCCCCGAGCCGACGGGCTCATGGTGCGCTGTGCGTCGCCGACCTTGCTGATGGTCTCCCACTCCAGCATGGTCACCGACAACGGATCCGACAGAGGGTAGACGAGTCCCTCGGCCATGACATCCGCCGCGAGCGCAAGCCGCTCCAATCCCACTTCGACTACAGCCTTGTCGACCATGACCTGCGCCTTGTCGCTCAGGGGCGACAGAGCACGCAGTGCCGGGATCGAAATCTCGTCCCGTTCGTTAAGGCTTCGCAGGAGGGCACCCGCGAGGGGCGACTTGCCGTTCAGCGCAGTGAATCGCGTCACATCGTATGCCATTACAGCACCTCGATTCTGAGGCGCGTCGTTACCGTGACGTTCGCCTGGGTTTCCAGTGCTGTCGCGATCTTCACTCCAGTGTTGTACACTTTCAGCGTGCCGTTGCCCGCCGACTCGAGGTCGTTGCCGAACACGATGTTCTGACCGCTGGCGATGAACGCCCAGATCGTGGCGCCCGGGGCGGCCACAACTGCTTCGACCAGGTCGCTGGCCGCGTACGCACCGTCCGCACCGCGATTGAGCATGCTCTGCTCCGTCGCGTACATAGAACCCGCGAGGCTCGTGCCGGTGTGCTTACGCACCCGCCACACACCAGCGTTGTTGAACTTCTCAATCAGGTGACCCGGGGTAATGGCCTCGCTTGCCGCGAGGTCGTTCACCACGGTCACTGGTCCGCCGAGCCAGATTGTGTTCGGCGGCAGCTTCGTGATCGCCATTGCTTTCTCTCCTTTTAGCGGTCTCCCGCTACACCGACGGTTTCTGCCGCCGTACTAGTTGACTGCCTTCTCGCTCTTGCCGTTTCTCGCCGCGATGGCCAGATCGTAGCTGTTGGGCGGATTCGTGAAAACATCCGCCTCTTCGGCCGAGCGCGCGACTCCTCGTCCGCTGAAGTCCGGCGCATCGACCTTGACGGCGCGCGCAAGCTTCGACAGCTCGTCGACGGCCATGCCCTGCAGATCGGTCTCGCTGTACGCGTCCTGTGCGGCCACGAGGGCGCCTACGAGGCCCTTCTTCTCCGCGGCGTCCGCCTTCTTCTGGCGGGCCACCAGAGACCGAATCTCCTCGGGCGCTACCTTGAGGAACTCCTCGGCGGTCATGGGCTTGGCTTCCGCAGCCTTCGGCTCCTTGGTCTTGCCCGTACCCCCACAGTCGGCGCACTCTTTGCCAAACATCTTGCCCTCGCCCTTGCAGGTGGAACACTCACCGGCCGCTGCGGCCTTGACCGCGTCCTGCGCCGCCTTGATGGTCTTACCGCGTTCCGCGAACGCCGTGATCTGCTCGTCCGTCGCCGCCTCAAGCATCTTGAGGTGTGTCGTATCAAAGCCGCTGCACGGGCACTCGGTCAGTGCCTTGATGGCGGCAGCTCTTTCGTCCTTGCTCATTCCGCTCTCCTTGTCGCCGCCATGTGCGGCCTTGTCGTCATTCGTTGCAGCGACCGCCGCTGCGTTGTCCTCAGCCGTCTTCAACGGCACCTCTCCGGTCCCGTCGCACGCCTTGCAATCCGCACTGTCTACCTGGCCGGTGCCGTCGCACAGCTCGCAGTCCTGCATTTTCGGAGCCGCAGCACTACGTTCCACAGCGCCCTCGGCGTTGTGAATCACTTTGGCCTTGGTGAACC